GTTCCCTCCCGACTCCGCTGGGAATCGGTGGCCAAGTGATGCAACTTCAGTACTTGGCATTACTTACTTCGTCTTGCATCGTGCCACCTCGGGAATCGAACCCGACACACGCACAAAGGAGGAGAGATAAAAGCGTGGACCCAGTGGTGGCTTGAGAGCAGTTTGAAATCATGCTCAGGATTGCCCATTTAAACTTGGACTACCAGACATCGCCTACTGGTTTAGCACCCATACTTGCTAGTGCTGAACCTGCTGGGTCTGTTGACTTATCAAAGCCACCAACCTCATTACGAGGCTGACCATTCTGGTCAGTACCAATCTTCACACGAACGCCGATTGGCTTGCCTGCTAGTTCATTCGCTGATGGAACCTCAAAGTCACCAGCCTTCATGTCGTAGCCTAGAGACTTGAAGAATGACTGAGCCTTCCAGAAGTCGTTGCCTACATACAGTGGCACATATGAGAACACTCGGCGGTTCTTGTGTCCTTCATCGGTGATGCTGAACTGGATGTTTAGACGTGGCTTACCTTCGTTTGGTCCTGAACGAACCTCTTCTAGTTTAGCCTCGAACACAGTTGCGTTGTAAGAACCTGCTGGAACTGGCTCATATGAACCACCCTTTGATGCTAGTGCCTCGTCTGTAATTCCTGAAATTTTGATGCTCATGTTTACTTACCTCCTGTTTTAATTAGTTCCATGATTTGCTTCATGGATGGGTTGTAGATTTTGCCTGGCAAACCAAAACGGTTCTTGGTTACTAGGCGTTCTGACTGACCTACTACTAGCACTCGCTGTGGTGGCCCATCTTCCGATGCCTCAATGCCCATGTATCCTACGATGTCTGGGATTGATGGCAGTGTTGACTTGAATGAACCCGGTAGCATTGCAGTTGTCTTTACTGCTCCGGTGTTGTCATCCTTGTCATCAAGTGCGTGAGCAATAAGAATACTCACAAACGGTGCGGTGTGGAATGTGCGGAAGATTTCATTCGCCCAGTTCTTTAGGTCACCCCACTTGCCGAACTTGTTACCCTGATTCTCTGGCTTCTCACCAAAGAACTTCTCGGCCCTATCCATTACAACACCAATGGTGTCAATGATTACCGTCTTGTACTTGTGGTCACCAGCGATTAGCCAGTCGTATACTTCCTGGAACTGCTGGTGCTTCTCAACCTGGATTACATCTACATCCTTGAAGTCACGAGCGATGGCAGATGAGCCACCTTCGGCATCAATCAGTAGCACTGGTCCGAAGTCTGCAACCTCCGAGATAGATGCTGCGAGCCATGTCTTGCCTCGTCCTGCATCGCCATAGAATAGCATTGACTTTGGTTTGTTTAGGCCCTCGGCCTTGTGAATCATCTTTAGGAATGCTGGCTGCGGTGCAGCTGCTACCTTATTTTCTTCTGACATAATTCCTCCTTAAAGAATTGTTTGTGTTGCTAGATGAACATTGTATCACACATATTTGATTGTAGCAAATTGTGGCGGAACTCGGCGTGTCGCTAGATTCCTATAGAACATTTGTAGCATTCTGGATGCGCTTCGTATTCGTTCGGGTGAGCACCTGCTTCTAGTCCCTGCCAGATGCTTACTAACCTATCCCACAATCCGACTGCGAACTCTTCGTCATATGGCACTGGTAGTACATAGATATCATTCTCGTAAGTCCCATCACGATTGATAAACACCAGAGCGATGTCATCAATCTCAATGCCTGACTTATTCAAACCCCAAGCATATAGATTTGCTTGGCCAAGATACTTACGGATTGTGTACTCCGATGCTGCATCCTGCTTGATACCATCAACATGGTTTTGAATCTTTTTTATCTTTGCACGAGATGTAGTTTTCCAGTCTACCAATAACCGATTATCAGCCAGAACAAGGTCTGGGCTACTAGAGATAGAGCCATAACCAGGAACATCTCCGAGTTCGATTTTACGTTCAACAAGTGCATTATCGAAACGAGTATCGCTAGACTTGCTAATAGCAGACTCAATAAAAGCATGGATTGCTGTTCCTATCTTTGCACCCATCCAATACTTCTGCGGTGCTTGCTCGGTTCTTACAAGTGCGTGTGCTAGGTGACGGGTGCATGGGTCAGAGATTTGTGATGCTCCGACTTTGCGTTGCTTGTCTCGCTCTGATTCCTGCAGGAACAAACCGATAGTTAATTCCTTGATTTCATTTGGTGATAGTTTACTCATGGAATACAATCACCCCCACATAGAAGCATAGCAAGTGAATCATCAGGCTTCTATCTTTAGGGTCAAGCTCGATGCCAACTCCCCAAGACTGCCCACGCATTGCAAAGAACTCAACCTTATCGTTGATGGTAATTGTGCGTGTACCAGTCCAAGTCTTCTCGAACTTAATCAAAGAGCGTTCCTTCATCTTCGTCAAAGTGTATTCCTCCCCATATTCCTGCGTTTACATTATCGGCTACTGCGTAATCGTAGCACTGCTTTATCAGCGGGCAACCATTACACATTAGTTCTGCATCGTCTGCCGAATACAGAATAGAGTTATCTGCCCATGCTCTTGGCTCTCCGGCACAAGGGACTTGATTCTCTCTAAGCCCCGCCTGTAGTTCTATCCATAATGGCATGGCCTTGTCGCTTACTTGAGAAGATTCTAGTATCTCAAAGATTGGTGTCGCTGTTCTTTTAACTCTAGCAACTCCGTTATTCTTTTCTTTCTTCTCTTGGTACTTCATCTTGGCATACTCTTTTCGGCACTGGCGACAAACTCTTGCGTTGTCGTAGGGTCTTACAAAAGTATTCTCCTCAGTGAACTCATGCCCCTTAGAGCAGTGAGTCCCCCGAATCCGCTTCTTTCCCCAGGGGTTGTGTTTCTCCGCCTGTTCCCATTGGTACTCGCTCATTCATTAACTCCTCTAGTGGGTCGTATACAATTCTGTGAACCTCATTAGCGAACTCAATAGGCTCAAGTTCTGGGCTGTTCTCCAGTAGGTCTTTAATTAGGTCAATTCTAACACGAGCCTCCGACATTATGACATCTGCTGCCCAGTCCTCTGGTGTCCACTGTGGTGGATAGAGTTCCTTGTCACGCTTCCAGAGTAAGTAGTTCTCAATCATTCCTGTGTTAATCATTTGATTCCTCCTTTGGCTCTGGATAGTTTTCCTTTAGCCACTCCTCGTTCATCTTACTCATTTTGTTTCTCCCTTGATAAGCCATTCAGGGGCGTTCTTGCTAATTAAATCTACAAGTGCGTCAATCGTGCCTTGCATTTCGTCTATGTGTTCATGAAAATTCTTGTGAAAATCGCTTTCCCAGCCGCTAAGATTAGTTCCAACAAGAGCATCACATTCATTGCAGTATGTGTTCTCACTCATTTTGTTTCTCCCTTGATAAGTTCGATAGCGTAGTCAATAATTTTTGCCTGATTACGGCAGTCACAATCTGAACCTAAGCATTTTCTAAGATTAGTTATCCGTTCATCTAACAACTTGATAATGCGTTCACGCTCCTCACGCTTTACACGCTCAATAGTGTCTAGAGTGGCTTTATGAACTAGGTCTGGTAAATCACTCATTTGTTTCTCCCTTTATAAGTTCAATTAGGTCACTAAGGTCTGCAATTGAATTGCCTGTTTCATCTAATACAGAACCGCTGTCATCAGTGCGGTTCTCTAACAATTTGATAATGCGTTCACGCTCAATCACTTTGCCACGTTCGATACAGTCCATGCTTGTCTTATGAATCAAATCCTGAATGTCGCTCATGCTACTTTCTCCAATCTATTAATCAATCTCTTTAGTCTTCCGGCGAATACATCTTTGGTGATACCTGCCATGCTTGCCAGCTCGCTGAGTGGCACACCTGGATTGTTTACTCTTAGGTTTGCAATCTCAATTGTGATTGGCTCTAAGTCGTTGAATGTTTCTAGTGCCTCTACTAGTCTGTCTTTGTCTCTAGCACTAGTCTCTAGTGCACGAGATGCGTTTACCTGTAGAATCTTTGTAATGTTTCTTTGCTCTCTAGGTCGTGGAACATATTTCCTTTCGATGCGGAATGCGATTGACTTGCGCTCCTTGGTAGTTGTGCCACCCCATACACCCTCC